TTCTTTGTTCAACTTCCTCACCTCCTTTCCTTATCTTGATTATATTATATCACGGTACACCGAGAAAGTCAAGCGTTTTGATGAAGTTTTTTTAAATTTTTTCAAAAAAAAATAGACCTTGTCCAGAGGTCGGGGAGTTGGAGGGACACCCTCCAATGTAAACTATTAAAACTAAATTGTAGCCTTCTCAACTATACGGGCAAAGGTGAGTATGAAAATGAATACGAAGATGAATACGATTTAAAAAAATGACGAAAATCAACGGAAATGATTTTAAATAAAAATAATCAAAAACTCAACTATTGATAAGCAACAGAAAGCATTGAAAAACATTTGTCACTTATACCATAAATAGTACACAGCTTGCTAATCCATTGAAACCAGTGGACTTCTAGTGTGTTAAGCAAAAGTGAATACGAGATTGAATACGACTTTACTTTTAGCTGGAGCGGATGAAATCCATGAACTGGTCAACGACTTCAACACGTTGATTATCATTGATGTGGGTATACATATCAAGGGTGATTTGAACATTATTGTGACCGAGTCTATCTGAAATGATTTTTGCTGTAACACCAGCTTCAAACAGAAGAGAAGCATGTGTATGCCTAAATCCGTGAGGTGAAATTTTTTTAAGTTCTTTGTGTTTACAAAAGAATCTGCTAAGCTTCACTTTCATAGTTGCGGCTAAAAGCCATCCCCCTATGTCATTCGTAAAAATATAATTCAAATCATGTTTGTAAGGCACACCAGCCTGGAAATATTCTTTTATTTGCTGTCGTTTCCAGAGTTTCAAAATATTCAGAGTTTCATCATCTAAGGTGATAACCCTCTTACTCCTTTTGGTTTTAGGGTCCTGAACAGTTTGTTTTTTGCCAATCACGACAGCCGTGCGAGAAATGCTTAACCGTTTATTTTCAAAGTCAACATCTGACCACATGAGGCCGATAGCTTCTCCAGTTCTCAAGCCAGAAAAAGCGAGTAAGTGGAAAAAAGTGTAGTCTACAGGTTTAAAATTTGCTTTGGAAACTTTAAGGAATTCGGTTAGTTCTTGCTTTGTATAGTAGTTTTCTTTGCCCTTTAAGGGTTTATTTTTAGGCTTGATAATCTTGTCTAAGGGATTTGACTTAATGATGTCAAGAGAAGTGGCATACTTGAAAATACGGCTAATAACAGAGTAGTAATTGGAATAGAGGACATAGCGATTGCTTAACTTTATAGCAACCTTCTGACAATAAGCGACATTGATCTGCTGAATCTTCATATCTGTAAAATATGAGTCAATCATAACATTAAGTTTCTTCTTAGTGTTCTGATAAGTTGTTGGTTTTACAGTGCTCTTGTAGCTTTCAAGCCATAACTCAGCGACTTCAGCGAAAGTAGGATTCTGGAAATCCTCATTGTTTGAAAAACCATTTTCTTCTACATCTAAGAGAAGGTCACGTTCGGCAGTCTTTGCCTCTTTTATAGTTTTAAAACCACGTCTTGTTGTGCGTTTTTCTTTTCCAGTAGCAGGGTCTATGCCCAGGTAAGTTTGAAAGAGGTATCTAGTCTCTCCTTTTTTTGTAATGTATTTTTTTATCATAAAATGTCCTTTCTTTTCGATTGCTTGCCCGCATAGTTGAAAAGGTGTAGAACTTATGATAAACTATAGTTGTATTTTTTTATCATCCTTTCGATTGCTTGTCACATGGAAGGTTGAAACCTCACACTCAAAGATGGCGGTCGGAGAGTGTGGGGATTTTTTTATTCATTTAATTTTTCAATAGCTTTCAGGGCCTGCTCTTCAGTAAACTGAGCATCTTTATCTGTCAAACTTTTAAGTATTTCTTGGTCAGTCTTACCTGCACTTCTTTCTTCTTTTGCAATATCGAGCGCTTCATCAACCCAAACATCACCAACATTCTCAACAGCATATTGAGCAGCTTTCTTTGAATATTTGTGACTCGCACTTTCTGTTAAATACCAAAGAAGTGTTTTTTCAGAAAATGACGCTTTACTTTCGACAAGTTCTTGAGCTGTTTTAAGTGCATTTGTTTTTTCTTCGTCAATTTTGCTGGAAGATTGTTTTGTAAGACTATTCGATACACCAATTGCTAAGATAATGACCAATATCCAAAACCAGACTTTTTTATAAAAAGGCTTTGAATTAGAACTTTTTTCCTTTTTCATAACATCTCCTTAAACTATATTTGCTAAATTATAATATTTCTCTTTTACCATGATTTCATTTGTCATGGTTTTTAGATTGTAGTAAGACATGAATTTTAAGTAATCAAACTCTGTAGGGACGTCAAGGCTCTTCAGCGCGTCTTTATAGAGTCTTTTGTTATTCGGATTTTTTTGATAAGTGTTGTTGAATAATTAAGGCTACATTGGCTTTTTCTTCTTCGGTCATATGAGGTTCGTTTGGATCGTCTACTGAAAATTCGATAGCATGCCAATCGTCATTGACTCTAATCCACTCTCTACGTCTATGACATTGACAATCTAGGTTGTGTTTAATCACTTCCATTGGTCTGCTTTCACTACTCATATTATCCCTCTCTATACAAATCCACGACTTCACCGATAATTCGGAAGTCTGTCTCTGGTGTGATTGGCATATCCTTGTACGCTGGGTTTAAGCTATGTAGGTAGGCTTGGTCTTCATCAATGACAAGCTGCTTGATATAAGCATCCCCGTCATAGTTGAATACTCCGATGACGCCATCATTCAAGTCCACGCTAGTCTGAATGAATACCAGGTCGCCGTCGTGATAGTCGGGTTCCATAGAGTCCCCTTTGATTGGAATGACGAAGTCGGCATCGATATCTACTGGCAACTCAATCCGCTCTACTCGTACATCGTTCAAATACTGGCCTGTACCTGCAGAAGCTGGGTGGTCGTAGTAGTCGTAACTGTAGAGCTGAATAGCTTCTGATACTTCGTTTTCCTGCTCGTTCAGTTGCATCTTTGCATAATTCAGGACTTTTACTTGTCTTGGAGGGTTTAGTTCATCGTAGATTGACTGGATTTGGGAAACATTAGAAGAGGAGTCGTTTTGAATTGGAGGGAAAAGGTCGTCAATCGAAATGTTAAAAGCATTTGCTAAGTCAAACATTGTATCCTTTTTAGGCGATCTAAAACCTTTCTCATAATTACCGATAGCATTTTTACTTATCCCTATCTTAGCCCCTAATTCTTGTTGAGTCCAACCATTTTGAAGCCTATATCGCTTTATATTTTCGCCTATTACAATGGCAATTTCTTTTTTATTCATGATGGAATCCTTTTTATTTTTCTATAAGTAAAGTATAACACAAAACCCACGAAAAGAAAACTTTTTTTACTTTTTCGCAAAAAAAGTATTGACAAGCCCACGAAACGTGTGCTATAATTAAATCAAGCTTAAGGAAATAACAAAAACACACCGGAGGGAAACACCATGAACACAGGACTTACAACACAAAAACAAATCGCACTAGCAAAAGAAATCTTACAAGTTAAGAATCGCAGAGAACGCTCATTGAAACTTGGAGAAATCCTAGATCGTGAAAAGCTATCATCAGATGATATGTACGAATTGTATAACACACTATTGACAGCAATCAGAGTTTACGGTGACGTCATCGGATTTGATGACAAGGACTTTCAAGAAATGGCTCTTACAATCTTGGTTCTTGAAAATGTTGAAGAAGTGAAAGAAACTAGGGTAGCGTAGAGGGGCGCGATTCCCCTCCTAGTTATTGCTCATAGAGCGAAAAAGAGAAAGGAGTAGAAAAATGAGACCAAGACGATATCCGTATAGCGGGAAAAGAAAAAGCCTTGAAAGAGAACCTGTAAACAGCGTTGACATCAAGGCAGGTACTATTAAGTTAGATAGTTCAAGTATAACCTTTAGTAGCAGTAAGATTACTATTAAAGGTCAGTCCATTACTAGTGTGTAAGTTCCGTCTGGGCTGATGCATTGGAAATCAGCTTGGATGAATTTAGATAAGGAGGTAGGAACGTGCAAATTTATTTGTATCAACTAAGAAAAGAAAAAGGTATTACACAGAAAGAATTAGCTCAAAAGCTTGGAATTTCTGAAACAGCATATCGTCAGAAAGAGAAGGGACAACGTGCTTTTAAATCAGATGAAATGTTTATCATCGCCGATATTCTAGGAAAAGATATTGGCGAAATTTTTTCCGATTCAAGACCACGAAACGTGGTTATTTAAAACCTAAAAAAGCACCTGACAGAAATCAGGCGCATACTTAAATAATTAAAACCATTATATCACAAAAATGCTTGCCCGCATAGTTGAGAGGATGAAAAAAATGGAAGGTATAACGTTACAATTACGATTGGATGGCGATAGTGCTGAATTGTTCACGAATCAATTATTGGCTTTTGCTGAAAAGCAGGTCAAGGAACAGTTAGAGAATGATCGCATGCCAATCAATCAACAAACTTTGATGAAGAAGTTCGGCTTTACGCACGGATATGTGAAGCAGTTAGAACGTAAAGGATTAAGATTTCGTAAGCAGGGGAAAGATACTATGTACGATGTCAATGATGTTTATGAGATTTTGGAATTAGAAAAACAAGTACGGAAATTAAGAGCGTAAGGAGAACAAAATGACAGAACCAACTGTATCAAGCCAATTGCTTGGCTTACTAGTTATTTTTATCGGGTTCTTTATCCTGATGATATTTACAGCTAAAAATGAAAAATCGGATGAGCAAAATGTAGTGATCATCATCGAAGAAACTGAGGATTTTAGAGAAGTTGCCCGAAGAAACTTGAAAAATAGTGATAGGAAATCCACCTATGATACCCAGCCACCTACAGGACTGGCTTCATCGCTTGAGGATGTACCACAAGTTTTTAGAGCATGCATCGAAGATTATGACAGACTGGCTCAGGACTACCTGGAAGAAGCAGGTAATAATGATTTTCTAAGAAAGCAAAATACAGGCCTCTTAGAAGAAAATGGGCGTTTGCTTTATCAGGAAATGACTATGAATTTCCGTCAGAATCCAAGAAAATGGAGGGCAAAGACATGAGTGTTAGTCGTGAAATGAGTGAGATGGAAATCCGTGTGTTAAACATGATCATGAATTGCGCGACTTTCGACCTGCCCATTCAAGCGAGTGAAATTCGTATCGAAACCGGACTTTCAAAACGTAAGTTAGAAGAAGTCATTGAAAGTCTTCGAGTTAATTTTAGACATCCAATTGTGGCTAAGAAGACGAAACCAAACGGATACTACTTACCACAGAGTGAGGAGGAGCGACAAGCTGGTCTAGCTCCCTATCGTAGACAAATCTTAACCGAGCAGAAGAACCTTGCTGCTGTTATGAACATCGATTTAGAAAGATACTGGAGGAATAGGGTATGAGTGAAGATTTTAGAATACTACCTCATGATCTAGTCGCAGAGCAGTCGGTTCTGGGGGCAGTCTTTATTTCACCAGAAACGATGACATCGCTGGCAGACGAATTGACTCCAGATGATTTCTACAAGCCTGCAAATAAGATAGTGTTTAAAACCATGTTGTCTCTGCTTGAAAAAGGTGAGCCAATCGATGCTACCACTATGGTGTCAGCTCTTACCAATCAGGGTGATATCTCAAATATTGGGGGTGTGACATATGTTGTAGAGTTGGTAAATTCAACACCAACTTCAAAAAATGTGGAGCATTATGCCAAACTGGTTAAAGAAAAGTCTATGCTTCGAAAGGTAATCGCTGACTTGTCAGAGTCTCTTTCTAGCGCATATCAAGGCGATGTATCAATCAGTGATATCATTGCTAAAACTGAAAAGTCTATGCTGGATATCAGTAATCAAAATGCAGGGACAGGATTTCGTAATGTGGCCGATATCCTTGATACACATATGCAGATAGTCGAGACTCGCTCACAGACAGATGGATTCGTAACTGGTCTATCTACTGGCTTTGTCGGATTGGATAAGATTACAACAGGCCTTCATAAAGGGAATCTTATCATCCTTGCTGCTCGTCCTGCTATGGGTAAGACGGCACTAGCCTTGAACATCGCAAAGCATGTGGCTACGATGGAAAGAAAGCCTGCTGTCATTTTCTCGCTTGAAATGGGAGCAGAGGAATTGATTGAGCGCATGGTGGCATCTGAGGGTATGATTCCAGGTTATCATTTGAAGACTGGAAATCTTAGTACTGATGAGTGGAAAAGACTTGTACATGCACAAAGCAATCTCTATGATGCGCCTATTTTCGTGGATGATACTGCCGGTATTCGGATTTCAGAAATACGGTCAAAAGCTAGAAAATTATCTCAAGAAATGGGCGGTCTAGGCATTATCATCATTGACTACTTGCAGTTGATTACTGGTTCAAAGAGGGAGAATCGTCAGCAGATTGTTTCTGAAATTTCAAGGGAATTGAAGATACTAGCAAAGGATTTGAGGGTTCCTGTCATAGCCTTATCGCAGTTGAGTCGGTCGGTTGAGCAGAGGCAGGACAAGCGCCCAATGCTATCAGATTTGCGAGAATCTGGTTCGATTGAGCAAGATGCAGACATTGTAGCTTTCTTATATCGTGATGCCTATTATCAGAAAGAGCAAGCTGACAGTCAAGAAGCGAATAACGTGACGGAGCTGATCCTAGAAAAGAATCGACATGGTAGTCTAGGGACAGTGAAGTTGTATTTTCACAAAGAATACACAAAATTTTCAAGTGTGGAGGGTAGAAATGATTAAAAAAAGTGAAGTCACTGGTTTCTTATCGTTTTTCAAATTTCCAAAGCCATTCATCTATGATGAAAAATATAAGACTTTGAGCAATAACGCTAAAATGCTCTATATGCTTCTGTTTGATAGGTTAGAACTATCTTTAAAAAATGGATGGCATGATAAAGAGGGGAACGTTTTCCAGTATTACACAAATGAACAGTTGATGATTGACTTAAATTGCAACAGCAACAAGACGATTATCAAAATCAAAAAGGAATTGAAAGATGCTGGTCTAATGACGGAAGTCAGACAAGGTATGAACTTACCAAACCGTATTTATCTTGATGTTCTTAATGGAAGTGTAGAAAGTACATTTCAGGAAGTGCAAAAAGTACACATTGGAAGTGTAGAAAATACACTTTCGGAAGTGCAAAAAGTACACACAATCAAGACTGAGAATACTAAGACTGAGAATAACAATAATAAATTGTTGATTTGTAAAGAAGTTATTTCTTATCTCAATTTGAAAGCTAAGAAGAATTTCAAGGTTGACACTGCTAGTCATCAAAAATTTATCAAGGCAAGGCTAAAAGAGGGCTACGTCCTTGAAGATTTTAAGAAGGTTGTGGACATCATGGTCGCTAAGTGGGAAGGTACAGAGTATGAACAGTATCTCCAACCACAAACACTTTTTGGCAATAAGATGGACAATTATCTGAATCAACCTATGATACGAAAAGTCCACTCTTTTCAATCAGCAGTTGATGAAAGGCTAGGATTTTAGATGAAACAGTTTAAAAAATTTAGAACTAGAAACGTCCTTGATGATGTCTGTGAAATCCATGGATGCCATCTTTGGTCTGTTAAGATTCCTATCAAGGGCAAGGTTGAGGAAATCAATCAATGCCCTGAATGCGAGAAAGAGAATATTAGACTCTTTGAAAAGCAGTTGAATATGGAATCTGAAGTTAAAAGCAAGCTATCGGATACTTACGAGGTCTTTGCTCGTGACAGTATAGTTTCAACTAAGCTGGCCAGCAAGTCACTACATGACTATGAGATTCAGGTTGATATTGATGAAAAGGCTATGAATTTCGTGAAGCGATTGGAACGTGAGTATGCCAAAGGTACGGTTGGGAATGCCATCATCACAGGACCTTCTGGAGTCGGGAAGAGTCATCTTACTTATGGCTTGGCTCGATTTCTCAATGAGCAGTTCAAGTCTTATGATGAACCGAAAAGCGTGCTCTTTGTGTCAGTCGTGACTTTATTTGATAAGATTCGTGAAAGCTTTGAGTTTGACAATGGGTATTCAGAAGCTAAGATGGTCAAGCTATTGTCTGAGGTTGATTTTCTTTTCTTGGATGATCTTGGGAAAGAGAGTCGTAAGGCTGATACAAAGCGGAATGAGTGGGCGCATCAGATATTGTTCAAGATCCTGGATAATCGGACAAATACGATTATAAACACGAATTTGAGTAGCGAAGAGATTAAAGAGCTTTACTCTGATGATTTCGGTAACGGTGCTTTATCAAGTCGCATTTTTGAGGGAGCGACAGGCAGGTGCTTTGTGTATCCTGCTGGGATGAAGGATAGGAGGTATTGATGTTAAATCTATACTTTATTTACAACGGACACCGCAAGATACTCATTGGGAGTTTTGGGCACATACATAGCGCAATCAATGAATTAAAGCAACATCAAGCCAGCTACTCTGCTGTTAACAATCCACGCTTTCGGAAAAGCATGAGTGGTGAGAACATCAGGATTGACTACGGAGCAGTTGATTGCTACTACTTGATTACGAAGAAAAGAGAGGAAAAATAAGATGAATACAAAAATGAATTTGGAAGAAAAAGTTCAACAGTGGTTTGTTGACAGAAATCTACATGAAGCAAATCCTGTCAAACAGTTCTTGAAGTTGATGGAAGAATCAGGAGAATTGTTTGAAGGTATTGCCAAGGATAAATCTGAACTGATTTACGATGCGCTTGGTGATATCCAGGTAGTAATGATTGGACTTGAACAACAAATCAAGAATGGAGCTCAGATCTCCGCTAACCAACAGGAACTTGAATTGTTGCTGATGGTTTCAAGCCTAGGCAATATCGCTCAAAAACTTTATGCTCATATTTGTCACAACGAAACTCAGACACCTCTTATTAAGTCTGATTTGATGTTTCTTGACAGCGTCATCAGCACGGTTTCATTTTGCAATGGAATTACAGCTGAGAATTGTTTAGAAGAAGCTTATGAAGTCATCAAGGACCGCAAAGGTAAGATGATTGACGGGGTGTTTGTAAAAGAGGAGGATTTATAAAATGAAAAAACTAGGAATTTTTATT